TGTCGCCGTCCGGGCTAAAAAAACCGCCTCGGACCGGCTACCTTTGGCGATATTGCAACGCCTACAGCAAGCGACTAAGTTCTGTGGATCAAGTGCTAGGTGCGGATCCTTGCTAACAGGTATCACGTGGTCTGTCTGGTCCGCATCCTGTCCACAATATACGCACGTATAACCATCTCTAGCTAAGACCACTAACCGCTGCTTCTTGTACTTACGTGTAAGTCTAGGGTCATTACGTTTAACCATTTAGTAATAACCTTTCTTTACAAAGAAGTACCACGCATTACACGGATTAGTATATCTCGATTCTATGTACTTAAGACCTAGATCAATCTGTTTAAATGGGTCCTTCTCTTTTAGCTTTAGAAGTTGTGGTATACCAAACGCACTACTGCGCTTATTCTTAGCTAATGGGTTCCAGTTACTTTCTTTAGTCCACAGTTTATTTAAACATACGTACTGTTTATGATTTGTTAGTTTTGTATGTGCGTAGAGTTTATATATTTCTGTAGCTGGGGTACTTGCCCGGGCTGGCGTATTACACAGCACGCCCAATAGCACCACTGCGCCCAGCGCGCTTGCGCCGTTCCGGGCGCGCCCAGCGCGAGTGGAGCGTACCGGACGAGTCAATAGGTCTTTGTATAATCGCAGGTCAGACGGCGTGGCATTACCTGACACGGCCTATGTCCAATCGTTTTAATGCTTCGGCATTGTCTGCACCCATAGCGAATAACGCGGTTGGCATAAAGATTCCGGCTTCACCACCGGCCGGCGTTCTAAACATCATTCGGGACGGCAGCGGTACCATTCCATCGCATTGGTCCCAGATAGTGTTAAACCACTTGGCTTTAGCTATTTGGCACAGCATCACGCCGTTACCATGTTCTATGAACTTATTAACCCAAGGTGTAGTTTTGCTATACGGTGGATTCATCCAGACCCTACCTACCCAATCCTGGACTAGCCCATTGTCTACGATTGTGTAATACTTTTTAACAGGGATCCAAGGGCAGCCACCAATCGGCGAGGCCGGGTCGGTATCGAACTTTAGACCTAAGCCAGCAAATATCCAGGCTGGCGTGTAGTAATCGTCAGTGGTCTTTGGTACGTCATCATCAGCTATCTCTAGTCCTAAATCAAACTCCATCAGGTATCAACTCCACTCCTAAGGTGCCACAGCCTAGGCATTCAACGCACTTCAACCCAGGCGGTAACAGTTCGGTAAAATCTAATATAATCTTGGCCATCACGGACTCTTTGCAGACCCGGCAGGTAAATTTAATCAGTTCCATAAATGCTGTTCCTTATGTCTTGGATCGGAAATAAATTATTCTGCGGTATCCAATGGCAGCCGTAAGCCTGATGTAGATATTTAGGCTTTCGGGCCATTTGCACTGGTATCCATCCGGCTATTTCATAGACCGGACTTTTACCGACTACGAGTATGGCCACGTCCTGCTGCCTATCGGTTTCACCAATAGCTAAGTGGCCGTCCTTGTACTTGGTCCACTTGACCTCGAACCGCGTTCCTACGTCCGCTTCATTTTTGAAAGTGTTAAGCGTAGGTTTGAAGTTCTTAAAACCTAAGTACTGCGCGACCACCATCTCGGCTCCGACGGACTCTGCCATCTCAGCTATGTACTCGTGCATATTTAGATTCTTATTGTGCCTAGCTGCATGATTAGCTACGGCGTTAATATCGGTTACCCGATGGAATCCGACTGTGTGCGCTTCGACTTCTTGCGCATAGTCGAGTACGACCCTTACTCGTTCCGACACTTGGCGCAAATCCATAGCACTACCTGCTTGTCTAGGTCCTCGATACCAATACCGCCGAGCGGATCTTGCTGGTTGTTGCATTTGTCGCACCACGCTGTCGGAGTAACGCTTGTTACCTCGCCATCGACCATTCGCACCAATAAGCCGTCTTTTATGATTTCGACGTATCCCATCAGGTTAGTCCTAACAGCATATCGTCTACGTCAGCGTTAGTAGGTGTAACACTAAACGCCGGCTTTTTAGGCGGTTGCCATCTACCGTTAGCATCTATTTTGTACCAGATACTGTCGCATCCGCTGCTCTTGCCCATGATGCAGGTATAGCCGTAATAATCCCGGCCATTCTTTGATCCTTTTTTCAAAGCCATAACGCCGTGGTTGCATATTGGAGCCTTTTCGATTTCCTCAGCCCCAAGTTGATCTTTAATTTGCTCCAAGGTTTGACCTACCGGCTTAACTTCCTTTGAACCCGGTTTATAGTCTGACTTTATAGGTTCTGCCATCTTTGCCTGGGCCTTTTCCATATCTTGTTTAGTTGGCCTTTTGTCTACGCCCAATAAAAGCCCGGCAGATCGGCCGTAGCTAGAGGTTACGCAGTTCTCTACCCAGAAATCACGGTTTACGCCACGGTCGCTTCTAGCTTCGTACGCAACGTCTACAGCTGCTGGATTTGCATCGTTAGCGTCGCGATAAACCTCAGTTACCACGTAGCAATAACCGGCTTGATGGTCGATCTTTAGCTCGCGTATATTAAACCGGGCCATAGGAAAGTTGTCATGTACCCTTTTAATACGCGTAGCCACATCTTCATAATCATTTAAATTAAACACGTTTAACCGCCTCTTCTGCTTCTCTAGCTGCTTTTCTAGCTTTGATATCGGCGATTACTTTACGGCCATATTCCATCTGGTCTGCCAAGGACCAAATAGTCCCATCGTGCCAGGTTGATAGTTCGGTCCGGTGTTGATCGCAATAGGCCCTTTCGTTTGCTTGGCCCAAGTGTGTTTCAGATACGCAGACCACCACGGCCTGGGTTTTAGCTTTTTCGTGCCACTCGTTCTTTACCTTGCCCCATTGCGCCTTACACATATCGCAATAACGGCCCGGCTGTGCTTTAACGATCGGCATTGTTTACCTGCTTACGCCACTTAGAAGCCTGTAGGTGCGCCTCGCGCCGTCCATCTTTGTACCCTAAGCTATAAGTGTAACTAGCTATTATCACCGTCAGAATGCCGATGATAATCCAATCTACTACGTCCATATTTAGCCCTTACCGCCGGTAAACCGTCGTTACCGACTCTAAAAGGGTAAGCCCTACTACCGACAATCTGCAAGGACAGACACGCGGTACGGCCTATTTATCGCGCTGTAGCATCATTTCATAAAGGATTTCGACCCGGGCCTCTAAGCGCGTAACTTGGTCTTTAATACTGGATCCGGAATTTTCTCTTAGCTCTACCAGGTAATGCTTTACTAACCATCGAACTGAGCCGACGAAGGAGCCTATAATTGTAATTACAGCTACCGACAGAGCAGCCCAGTCCGACGAGTCCACGGTTACTTCTTACGGCCGAACTCGACCGCACTTGGATCTAGCCACTTTAGGACCGGGCCAATAAACCCGGATAAAGCTGCATAACCCAAAGCCTTAGGGTCTGAAGTACCGGCTAGAAATAGCGCGCCAGCAGAGGCAAGCGCAGCCCTTAGCCAGGATAGAAACATCTGCTTTGTTTGCATTTTTCTCCTTAATTAACTTCGGCGTATACGTATACCGTATCGGTTCCCGATGCAGTAACACCGTATAAAGCCTCATAAGCCCCTAAGGGTAAGGTTACCTTGTCTTGGTTATCTAACTTAAAACCTGTCGTACTTGTAACGCTGGCGTTTCCTATAAAGCAGGCACCACTGGCAGCGTGTAAAGATACGGTTTGATCGTGTGGATCAGCAGCTACTAAAAGGGTAGGAGTAGTAGTTACCGTTACTTGGCTAGTTTTCATTTAGACCTAATTTCATTATTAACGCTGCAGCCTTTGCAGGTGTTATATCTATTTCAAAGTGCATTTCATCTTTTCTGTTTACGTAATCTCCGCCCCATCTAAGCCCGTACTTTTTAGCTAAGGCCCGGATCATTGGCACTTTTTCAGGTGGAAAGGTACCGACTAACCCAAGCGCGTGTTTAGGTGCGTTTAAGTCTATGGCCGTGCCGGACGCGTGATTGCTTAACTTGTCTGTTGATCCACGAATCTGCCTAAATGCGTAGCCCCAATCATCAACGGCTCCTTCATCGATTGGTTCGATTAGTTCGTTAAATTCAGCAGCGAAGCCAATCAATAATGGCGCGACCGCCTCGGCGCAGCGCAGTCTAGTCTTTGTCCCAGGTACGGTGTAACTTTTAATAGCTATTTCGTCCGGGTCCTTTGAAGCGCGCCAGCCGTTATGACTCGTTAAAGTCATCAGCCAAGTAACAATTTTGCTTCATCAGCAGTAATGCCAAGTCTGTCAAGTAATGCTTGTTTTTCGGCAGCTTTTGCTTCCTCAGTAGCAATTACATCAAGTTCATCTTTTGTGTAATAAACTATTTCAACAACATTATTTTCAGGCTTTAACTCATCAAATCCACCATCGCCATAAACTACTGTTTTAATTTTTTTTGTCATTATGCAATCCTTACTGCCATCAAAAATGGATTAGAAGTTGAAATAGTAATAGTTCCAGCTGTTGCAAAAGCACCAGTTATTCCGGTTTCCTCATATCTTGCAAAATAAGTAGTAGTATTAACTGATGCGGTTGTTGGCATAAAATAAGGTAAAGGAGTGTTTGCATTAGCTAAAGCTGCAAACTCATTAGTAGTTGCTGCAGTTTGCATATTGAAAGCAAAATAATAATAGCCAGCAGGTGG